ACCGAACGCAATAAATGTTGTTTAAACTGCAAATGTAAAGAATCGATGTTATGTTTACAAGCAAAAGGCTATGAAAAAAGGATTAATAAGGCTTCCGAGTGTTACGGCAACGTTGCGCAAAATGGTGATGGGTGATAGTATCCGATTGGATTTTCAGAGCGTGTCTCCGCAAGGGCTGTATCAGGCGAAGAAGAGATTGAATGCTCAGACTGGCAAAGAAGAGTGGAAGAGTAGGGTAGTGACTGACGAACGTGGGCGAAAGTTTTACGAAGTGACTCGCAAGGTCGTGAGTGGTGATACAAAATAATACGAAAAAGTTATGACGACAGAAGAACCAAGGGTTGTCGACTCGGGCCGCTATGGCATGAGCGACGCGGCAAAGATTTTGGGCGTTGCGCGTTGCACTTTGCGGCGTTGGATATATGCCGGGCGCGTGAACGTAGGGTTTAGGAATTTGAACGGACGAATGTTTATAACTGGACAGGAATTAAAAAGAATTTGGAGCGAGCAGTGGTGATGCTGCAAGCGCAAGAGCGAGAGCAAGACTCAAACGACAAAAGAGCCAAGCAGAAGCGCGAACAGTGGTAATGCTGTGAGCGAAGCGTCAGGAGGCGGCCCTTGGGGTGTGTGCAGCGGCACATGTAGAACGGCTGAGGGCTGAATGCTGCAAGCGGTTGCGGTGTGCTGAATGGCGATGTTGATGAATGGCGAAAGAAACGAGAAAACAACAAAACAACAAAACAACAAAACAACAAAACAACAAACAAACTAAAAACGATATGAACATTTTAGATAAAGCGCTGAAGGTGGCGAAGTGGGCGGCCTGTGCAGCCGTTGTGCTGACGGGTTTTTATTACGCCAGCCGTATGGATTACGAGGACGCGGTGTTGAACGAAATGAAGAACAATGGTACTTACTACGCCATGAGCCAGGAACACCCCGATTGGGACGAAGCTGAAATGGTGAAGGAGTACACCGAGTTGAAGCTGCAGCGCGAGGAGGAAACGCGCGCGATGCGTAAGCGTTACGATGGTCGTTAGTATGTTATAACTTTTAAAGGTTGGTAAGTATATGGATAAAGGAGACGTACATGAATACGTAGAAAGGATAAAGCGCAACAACAAGGATTTGCACCTATTGCTAATCGACTTTAGGCTTTACATCGTCGGTGTTGAGAAGCGCTGCAAATTCCCTGACTTGGTAAGGGACTACACCTACGAGCAAGCAGGAATGGACTATGCTCTCCATTGTGTTGCATCTATTTTGGCGGCTTACAAGGAGAGTGGCGACGAGACTGACGCGCTCATCTCCTTGATGACGTATTGCAGCCGCTGGGCGTGCGCTTCGCCTTATAGTGACGACCGCTATGCCGATACGGAGCGTGCGAAGGGTGAGAACTCTATCAAAATCAAGATAGCACGTTGGATAAGGGCCAAGGCGGGTGAATGAAAGGTGGTGAAATGGATTACTCATAATTTTATAAAGTTCTAATTGTATGCCCCGTCACGCGCTGACCATGGGCTTCTAATTTCTTCATAGAATGAGTGGGACTATTCGGTTCGTGAGGAATAGAATAGTCAATATAACGCGATAGGTGGTTAATCGGATAGACCGCACTCGCTAATAGGCTGAGGTGCTTAGGCCGTTAGTCGGGTTCAACTCCCGACCGCGTTGCATTCGTGTGAATAAGGTAAGTTTAGATTATTAAGATTGCTCCCATTATGGTTCGCGAGAATAGTAATGGGAAATGCGAGGAGTATAGGCCGTTAATCGGATAGGCGGCAAAGAGAGGTATCGTCGTCTGCTGCATGAAGTTCGCTTTGGGTTATTGGGTATGCAGTGGATAAGCTTCGAAACAATCGCACATTAGTGGGTTCGACTCCCACACTCCTCACTCAACCATTTTATTAACGAAAAACGGAAAATTATGAACAGAAGATTTTGGGTAGAGGTACGCGTCAATTATGACGGTGTGACCGAAAAAGGAGAGAAGGCCAACATGAAGGAGACGTGGTTAGTGCGTGCAGCCACTTTCGCTGAGGCTGAGTCGCGTGCTACTGAAAAAGTATGTGCTTATAATGGTGTCGAAGACGTAGGTGTGGAGGCTTGCGTGAAGCGCAACATAGCAGACTTTTGGGTAAGTTCTCTAAATGGCGACAAGTTTTATAAGGTACGTTGTGAAGGCCTTCTCGTCAACGAGAAGACAGGCAAAGGGCGCATCGTTAAGCGTGATTACTTAATCCTATCTCCGAACATGCTTGATGCTTACGAGACATTCGTCAAGTGTATGAGTGACTCTGACTTTAGCGAGTTTAAGATGTTAGGCATCAATCTTACCCATATCGTTGAGGTATTGAGCGACCATGAGTAAATAAGCCGTTTGTACACTATCAACCATTAAAGCACGACGCTGCGGTGTGAGTTGTTTCCCCATTGCTTACATAATAGTGAGTGAGGTGTGAAGCTTGCAATGCGCAGTCCAAATACGAAAGAGGATGACACAGGAGGGGGAAAGACGCAATGAGTGTTCTTTCTATCCTTGCAATGCGAACTCGGGCGATGACACAGGAGGCCGCCTCACCCCAATAAGTGGTGAGGGGAATGCAACAGAGAGGGCCGCAGTGTTGTGCTACTTATTGACTTTACACGAAACCACACGAATTATGAGCCGACAGAAGAAGTCGGGCTTAGATTACTTCCCTTTCGAAGTAGACTTTTTTCAGGATATTAAAATACGCAAGTTAATTCGGCGTAACGGTGGTAAGGCGATCGCAGTATATGCTCTCCTGCTATGCTATATTTACAAGAGTGGGTATTTCATGACGTGGGATAAAGAGTTGCCCTTCATCATTTCGGAACAAACGGGGTATGGAGAGGTGTATATACAAGAAGTCTTAGAGAGCTGCCTTACGTTAGGGTTGTTAGACAGGCGTATGCTTGACGAGGAAGGTGTACTGACGAGTAGAGGTATTCAAGAACGATACAAAAAGATATGTGTAGATAGTAGGCGTGCAGCATCGATTGAGCGATACAACCTTATCGACGAAAATTCGACTGAAACTGTCGAAAGTTCGACTAAAGATGTATCAATCTTCGGTAAAAAAGCCGATAAATGTACAAACTTGTGCAAGAAAGCACCTTTTCTGCACAAAAGTGTGCAAGAAAGTACACAAAGTAAAGTAAAGGAAAGTAAAGAAAAAGACGATGTAGAAAAAGCGCCACCGTCGCCACCGACGACGGAAAACGTTGAAGCCTCGTTTACGGGATTGTTAGCATCGTTGAGGGCTGAGGCTTCATGGTGTGAGTTGGTGCGTATGCGTTACCACTTGGGCGATGATGAGCTACGCGAGTGGCTTGACGCCTTTGCGCTCGACTGTCGCGTCAACGACAAGGCGCAGCACACCGACCTCACCGACCTCAAACGTCACTTTACTTCGTGGCTTCGCATTCAACAACAACAAAATCGCAACTGTCATGGCACGAAAAATAGCAATGCCAGCTCCCTTGCCCGACGCAAAGGAGTTGATGTCGCAGCTACTTCGGCAGCGGACTACAGCACACGCCTTTAGGCTTCCCCTGGCAGTCGAAGACGCATATTGCCTGCTCTACTCTGCCTACGAGGTGGAGGTGGAGCGCAGAGGGCGCACACTGCAAATGGACGAAGACACGACGCGCATCGTAGGCGAAGTGGCTCACCACCTTACTGGGCCACAACCCAATGGGCTGCTATTCTGTGGCACAACGGGCAATGGCAAGACCACCTTGGCATTGGCCCTGCAGAATGCCGTGGAATGGCTCAGAGCGCGAAGTATGTTGCCCACGGAGTTCATGCAGTACGACCTCGACACGGTACGCTTCGTTGAGGCTCGCCACGTGGCTGCCACCTACAAGACGACGAAAGCTCGCCTCATGAGCATTGGGGTGTTAGCCATTGACGATGTAGGCACAGAGCCTGCCGAGGTGGTCGACTACGGCAATGTGATAGAACCGATCACCGAGCTACTTGAGGCGCGTTACGCTCGTGGCCTCTTCACCCTTGTCACTACCAACCTAACGGGGAAAGAGTTGCGGCAAAGGTATGGCGTGCGATTGGTTGACCGCATGAACGAAATGATGCACGTCGTTGTATTCAAAAACGGAAGTTTCAGGTAAAACAAAAAGAACGAAAAGGATAAAGCACTATGGCACAACTCATCTACGTAGTGGTATACTGGCGCTGCCGTCGTGAAACGCGGCTCCGCATCTGTGAGCGGTTTCGAATGCCGAGCGGTTACGTCAACATCAATGGCGAAACGCCCTGCATGGTATCGTCTGATGATTACGAACTGCTACGCGAGTGTGAGCGTAGAGGGTTTCTCCGCTTGCGCGATAAGGAGACAAAAAAAGCCTCCAACGATGTGGAGGCTTCCAAGCACTAAGCGCTAAATGCTTTCGTGGATACCAGTTGATGCGCTTAATAGTCTCTTGCCGAGGTCTTCTAACCCATTGGCAAGGGTCATGAGTTCGGCCGTAGTGAAAGCAGCAGGTTTGCCGTTCACCATGTTCCCGTTAATGCGTTGCATGAGCCACGGTGCGCCTTTGTCAAAGTAGGTTTTGGCTATGTAAGAGAGCGAAATGGCAGACTTTACGTTTCCTAAAATATTTGAGGGGCAGACATCATTTCTTTTGCGTCCTCTGCGTAACATGGTACGCACATAGAGTGCGGCTTCGCGCTCCTCTTCAGGATTGCTTGTTAATGCAAAAGCCTCTTCTAATAGTTTAGAAGACAAATTAGGGTCTTTGTCGTTCGATGCTGCAAAGCTCTCTTCAAGTTTGAGTTTTACGCAGTCTTTCATAAGCTAATATTTAAAAGGGTTGGCTAAACAGATAAAGAGTAAAAAGGAAGTTCCGCTCGGCCCTAATAGAGCGAGGCGGAAACCTCCTCATTACTTTCATTCCATTTCAGACATCTTTTCGCAAGCTTCTAAAACTGCGAAGAGAAAATCTTCAAGGAATTCCGATTCTGTAAGCCTACCTGATTGGATTAAAGACTTTTCGTTTCGGAAGAGGTATCTAAACTTGTTTAGAATATCCTCCCAGTCCTTTAGACTGTTATCATTGGTGTCCACGTGTCTTTTGAAGACGATGCAAAGATAATAAAAAAATATTTATTGAGCAAGCGAAAACGCAACAAAAATAAACAAACATTTACAACATACGCAAAACTATGTACAACCCGAAGTACATTTACACAGAGGAGGGGAGGCGAGCGTACCGCCTTACCCCCGAAGGCGAACAAATGTTTAGGAGTCGCTTCCCCATTACGCCCGCTAAGGACATAGCCCACGAGTTGGGGTGTGGAATTGATATGGTGTATAAGTTGGCCAACTCCTATGAAGTGAAGAAAGACCCTACTTACAAGCGTGAGACGCTGCGACACGCTATGCTCCACGCTCGCGCCTACTACGTGATAGATAAGAAGGCAAACCCCGAACTCTACAAGGAGCGTTACAAGGAGCGGGGGAGACGCCTCCGCCGCCAACGACGCATGGACGAACTCCGCATCATGAGTGGCCAAGAGCCGCACCATAACTTCTACTTCGCCCCCGCGCATAGCAAGAAGACGCGGAAGATACGCCAAACGTTGTCTCTACTTGGTTACATTCCTTACACTCAGAGCTGCTCCATGCTCTGGTACTTCGCGCCAGAGACACGGCGCAACCTATGCACTGAGCGCAGAGCCAAGGAGTATGGCTTTAAATTCTCGTGTTTCCGATGAAGCACTTTCACACAACAATCTATAACTCTTACACACTATGAAACAGAAAGAAGAACTCGTACCCCGAGAACAGATACCCGAGGCCACACGCATTCTTACCAACGTAGCTTACCTCATGGGCGACGTGACAAGTACGCTTATGCTCAACGCTGAGACGCGTGTTGAGCGATTAGGCTTCGGCATGAAGCAAGGACTGAAGCAGCGCCTAAAGTATGCCCTCGAAGCTACCCACCGTGCGCGTCGCGCATGGGATAGCTTTGCAAAGGAGCTTTACGGCATTGAGTGTGCCGACGATGCTTGCGAGTGTAGCGACTACTATGCCGATATCGTGTTGCTCATAGCCGACCGCACGGGCGACAATGATGAGTATCGCGACAAGGTGCGACGTGCGCTGCTGCGCATGAAGAGCGACCGCCACATCTACGAACAACTTCAAAGCGTGATAAAATGACACCTGTTGAGAAGACGACGAAGGCCGACATCTTAAACTACCTACGTGAGGCACAGACGATGCAGTTCAACACGCGTGCAAGCATCGTCGATGTTTGCTTTAGCGGTAGGTGTGATGCTATTCGCATTGAGTTAATCCCCTTTATAGGGTATATAAGCACTTTCACCCTATACATTGGGAAGGACAAGGCTTACAACGACCGAGTAATGGCTGACTTTAAAGATAAATGGCTGTACTATGAAGATGAATGGCAGGACTATGAAAGGAGCAACATTTAATCCATTCTTTGCGCGCCCCGAGGAAGCAGAGGCGGGCGCGCGCATCATTTGGCTCAGCCGTCGTCCTGACGGGCGGCTGCGCTACCCTCGCTGCGTGCGCGCTCACTTAGACAAGATACTAAAGCTCTCGCCCAACGCACTAAACAATGAGGACATTGAACAATTAAAATACTTACAATAAGAAGTAACACACTATGGCTACAAAAGGAACAACATTGCTCGAAATGACTGCATTTAGAATTAAAGAGTCCGATACCACACTCACAAAGGATTATGCAGTACAAGGGCAAGTTTTGTTAGGCTGGCTGACCATTAGAAAGTTCTCAGCAAGTAAGGCTTCCGAAAAGGAACTTTGGTGGGCGAAGGTTTGCGCTCAAAATCTTTTAGACGAACTGAATAAAGAACAATAAATGATGATACCCATGTTAAACGTACTGACTATTCTTTTTTACTCCACGTCCGTATATGTCGTGCTATTGATCACGTATAAGCTCGGCCGCTACCGAGCCGAGGAGGCAATGGCCGACGAAGTGGCGCGCCTTCGTCAATCGCGTTGGGACGAAGGCTACCGCGCAGGGCGTGAGCGCGGCCACAAGGAAGGCTATCGTGACGGTTACGAGAAGGGCCGTGCCGAAGGCTATGACGACGGCCGTCGCTATGAAGCTATCACGCATCATAACGAGGAGGAGATTAAACGACAATTGAAGTTGTAAAGACACTTGATAATGACACAATTTATTTGTATCTTAGTACCCATCTTGATGAGTAATTATGTGGCCTACGTGTTAGGCCGCGAGCGAGGGTTGTGGCGCGGCTACTTTGAGGGCCGCGCTGAGGCCTATCGCGAGAAAGAACGATCAGAAGGCAAGACCCAACAAGAGAGGGCTTGATGAATGTGCAAATGTGCGAATGTGCAAATGTGCAAATGATTGAATAATGTTTTAATTACTCAGCGTACAAAGGCGACCATTTGTACATTAGCATATTAAAAAATAACAGTGACGCGACGACGAATTAACCTCAGCGTGCCGCCCGAGCTATATCGAGAGCTGGAGCGCATACGCAAGACTTATCGCTTTAGTACGACGTGCGAGATGTGCGTCGTACTTTTGCGTGTATATGCGCGTATGGTGGCTGAGGCTGAGGCTACTTCCACCACTGACGATGATGAGGGCTACATCGCGGCCACCTTTGAGCGCATGGCCTCCTCTATGCGCACTCCTTCTAACACAACGCCCACCGTGCGCCACCACCGAAGGAGGATTGAATAATATTTCGTAAGACTATGGCTAAAGACAAAGACTATAAGCGAATGATACACACGCGCCACTGGTTGGAGCTACGACGCATGGTACTCACGGCTCACCCTCTGTGCCAACGTTGTGAGGCTGAGGGTCGCACGACGGCTGCTACTGAGGTGCATCACGTGCGCCCAGTCGAAGAGGGTACGACCGCGAGGGAGAAGGAGCGGCTCATGTTTGATGCACACAACCTCCGCGCCCTCTGCCACGACTGCCACGTGCTGACGCACACAGAGATAGGCCGCTCTGGCCGTAAGGCAAATGCCGAACGCAAGGCGCGACAGGCCGAAAGCGTTAACAAACGCTTCTTTGGCGACGAGTAAGCCACTCCGAAGTAACCAAAGACGACCGAAAACGACCGAAAAACGTACAGAAAACGACCGAAAACGTACCAAAACAAAGTAAAAGAAGCCTGCCCTCATCACTCATGAGCGCTCCCATTCACATGGGGGGCATGTTTTTTTAAGGGGTGGGGGGTGGCGTTAAACCCCGCCCAAACCCTTTTTTTTGCGCGAGCATTTTTTTCGATTTATGGAACTTTGGGCAATTCAACACCCTTAAACAATATTTCACACTATGGCACGCACCACCAAACAATGGTATGCCCGCATCACCAAGGCACTCAAAAAGTCGGGTACTTATAACACCAGCCTCGAAATGCAAATACAATCGTTGGCAGGAGCTATGCGCACGCTCGAACTCGCCACTGATGAGATTGACAGCCTCGACACCACCGTCGTGTGGGAGGAGACACGCTACGGCCGTAAGATGATGCCGCACCCCGTGTTCAAAATTCAGCGCGACGCACAGTCCTCCGTCACGCGACAAATGAAGCAGTTACAACTCACCACGGAGGAGTTGACCACCGACCAGAGTTCCGACCCATTGATAGACCTAACCCAAAAGCTCATTAACGAACAGTAGTCAATGTGCAAATGTGCGAATGTGCAAATGTGCGAATGGTCGCCTTTGTACGCTGAGTAATTAAAACATCATTCAATCATTCGCACATTTGCACATTTGCACATTTGCACATTTAAATTTATTTAGAATGACCGAAGAAGAAGCCCACCGCTACCGAGAGGAGAAGCAGCGCGTATCGCGTTCGCTCGCTGCTAAATCGTTGGAGTCGTACCACCTTGAGGCGGTCGACCCTCGGCTCTACGTGTACGTATCAATGGTGCGCGACAGCCCCACCGAGCATAACCTTTGGGAGCAGTTGGCCGTTGAGCGTTTCCTGCGTATGGTGAAGCGTTATGGGCTTGACGCTCGCAAGGTGCGCCGCTTCTACCTCTTCTACGAGTCGCTCTACTTTCCTGGAAAGGAAGGCATGCAGCACTACAAGCTGACGCCCGTGCAGTGCTTCCAGTTTGCGGCCGTTTATGGATTTTGGGAAAAGGGGCGTCGCATCGTGCGTGAGGTCTGTCTGTTTGTACCCCGAAAGTTTTCGAAGACTACCTCAGGTGCAGCCTTTCCCCTCTACGATCTCTTCTTTGGCGACGCCAATGCCGAGTGCTACTTTGGCGCCAACTCTTACGACCAAGCCAAGAAAGGCTTTAACGTCCTGCGCGGCTGCGTGCGAAGGCTCGACCCGCGCGGCTTACGCTATACGGTGAATGAAGACGTGATTAAGAGCCGAAGGCAGGACCGCACGGCCTTTGCTCAGTGTCTGACAGGCAATAGCCGCACCAAGGACGGATTGAACGCATCTACCGTCTTAATCGACGAATACTCCCAAGCGCGCACAAATGAACTCCTCACCGTCCTCACTACCTCCATGGGTGTGCGACAGAACCCCCTCACGGTGATCATCACCACTGCGAGTGACGTGTTTGAAGGCCCATTCTACGCCAAGTTGCAAGGCTACAAGCGTCTGCTACTGGGAGAGGTGGACGATGATAGCGTATTTGCCCACCTCTTTGAACCCGACGTTGACGACCCTGAGGACCAACCCGCGACGTGGCGCAAGGTCCACCCCCACATGGGCGTGACCGTTAGCCTCGAATTTTATGAAGCCGAATATCGTGCAGCACGTCGCGACGGTGCCGAGGCGATGTTGGCCTTTCGCACGAAGTTGCTCAACGTCTATGCCGAACAGCAGCAGCGCTCATGGATAACGGCCACACTCGCCACCGACATCATGCGTCCCTTCACGCTCGACGCTATCAAGGGCCGCCCCGATGCAATGGTGGCTATCGACTTGAGCGAGAGTGACGACTTCTCGGCCGTGACAACTGGCTTCTACTCGCCCGAAGAGAAGTCGTTCACCTTCCATACGGCCTACTTCTTCCCCGACGAAGCTTTAGCGGGCCACCCCAACGAGCGCCTTTACCGCAAGTGGGCGGCCGAGGGACACCTCACGCTGACGCAAGGCCCTGTCATCAATTACCGCACGATCGTCGACTACGTGTTGCGTGTCAACCGCTCCGTGCGCATACTCTCTATTGGTTACGACCCCTGGAAGAGCCAAGAACTTATCAACATGTTGGCCGCATCAGGCGCGCGTGACGTGTTGCGCGGAGTGAAGCAGACGTATGGCAACTTTACTGCCCCCGTCCAATCCTTTGAGCATGGCTGCAAGACGGGGCATATCTTCATCAATCCTAACCCAATTAACGCCTACTGCTTTGGCAATGCCATACTCGACACCGACAACCTCGGCAACTCTAAGCCCATTAAGCGCGCTCGCTATCAAAAGATTGACGGACTCATAACGATGCTCATGTGTTTGAGACTGTTTATAGATTATGAGCGGTAAGAAAAACGTATTAATACTAATATTTTATGCTGTTTTTCTTTGCTATTAATACGAATAATAGTATCTTTGCATTGTTCAAATAACGGAAATATGAAGTACAACGAATTAGAAAAATTGCTTAAAAAAGCAGGGTGCTACTCCTTAGGAGTAACCCAAAACGGCCACCCACAATGGTATAGCCCCATTACAAACAGAAAGTTTAAAATGAGTCACCATGGTAAGCAAGAAGTGGCGAAGGGAACTTTAAAAGCCATCTTAAAGTCAGCTGGCATTAATTAACGAGAGGGAGGGCGTTTTGCCCAACCTCTTTAAAAAGGAAGAAACAATGAAAAGAGTAAAAGCGGTTATCGAGCGTTCCTCAGAGGGGCGCTATAGTATTTACATGGACGACGATACACTACCTTATCTTATAACGGCTGAGGGTGCAACACTTGATGAAGCTAAGGACGACTTCATGACTTATTACAACGAGACAAAAGAATACTCCAAGAGCCATAACGAAGCATTTGAAGAAGTAGAGTTTGACTTCTGTTACGATATGGCCTCTTTCTTACAGCACTATGCCTATGCGTTTACGTTAGCAGGTCTTTCACGCATTACTGGCGTCAATCAAGGGCAATTATCACATTATATTAATGGGACTTCACGCCCCTCAGCACGCACTATTGAAAAGATAGAAAACGGCATAAGCAGTTTTGCACAAACCTTGTCGGGCGTTCATTTCGTACGTCCGTAACCTCCCCCACTCAGGTACTTTGTATTTCATATAGTTATTTGACACACCGCGCCCGCCACCTGAGGGCGCAAAACAATCAATCGCCCCACCATGTAACAATGGTGGGGCGCTTTTACTTTAATACGAAAAATAGAAAAATTAAAAAAGTGGGATAAAAAAGATACTCCGCGTTTCACAACGAGAGGTATCGTTGATTATTATGAGTTAATAATAAATATTAGGTAATTACAAAGGTAGCAATAAAAAGCCACGCGGCAAGCGCGCGTGGCAGGAAAAAAAGACGGGTTTCATCGAATAGTGATGAAACCCGTTTTGTCTTTTTATAGTGCATATCGAAGCGAAAGGTGCATTCGTACACACTTTTTTCATGGTGCAAAGGAACTCATTTGCTCTGAAACCGACAAACATTTTGCCGTTTTCTTTTATCGTTACCTCTTTATTCTGCTCATTATTCCCCCCAACTCTCACTTTTTTCTCCAAAAAACGCTCAAAGGTGGTACCACCTACACACCTTTTGCGCGTAGGGTATGAACGTATTACGCAGACTATTCAAGATAAAACGCAGCAGCGAGGGTGTTAACTCATCGCCAGAGGGTAGGACTGTCCGCTCGGGGGCTTTGCCGCTTTTCACCTCCGCAGCGGCTGATCCCTTGGCCGTTAGCACTGTCTATCGCTGCGTGCGTTTACTTTCAGAGAGTGTGGCCAACTTGCCCCTCCGTTATATGAAACTAAAGGGCGGCATATTCGTCGACGACCGCCAGTCGCGCCTCCACTACCTATTGAGCGTGCAACCCAACGAGCTTTACTCCGCGTTCGACTTCTGGGCGCAAGCCGTGCAGCAGATGTTGCTGACGGGGAATGCCTACATCGTGCCGCAGTACTCGCCCTCGCTTGAGGTAGATCGCCTTGTGCTTTGCCAACCTAACACCGTGAGCCACGACACCATTAATCGCACCTACACGGTAATGGACATGACCAACCGCCTTAGCGGCACCTTCGCGGAGGAAGAAGTGATACACCTCAAAAACCTCACCATCGACGGACAACAAGGCATTAGCACCTTGGCCTTTGCGCGCCTTACTACGCAGATAGCCTCTACAGGCGATAATGAGACGCTCAACCGATTTGCCAATGGGGGCAACGTGCGCGGCATCGTAGGCAACGACACGAGCGTGCGCGGATTTGGCGACTATCAAGACGACGAATTGGCCAAGACGGCTACCGACCTCGACCAATCATTTTCAGAAGGACGGAAGATAGTCAGCCTACCAGGGCAAGTAAAGTTCAACCAACTCTCGCTCTCAAGCACCGACATGCAATTTCTCGAGAGCCGCAAGTTTACGGTACGTGAGCTTTGTCGCTTCTTCGGTGTTCACCCCTCATTCGTCTTTGACGACACGAGCAACAATTACAAGAGTGCCGAGATGGCCAACGTTGCTTTCCTCTCCAACACGCTCAACCCCCTACTCCGTAAGATAGAGAGCGAACTCCACCGCAAACTCATCGAGCCTTCGCTCTGTTGTGAGCGTCGCTTCGAGTTCGACCGTCGTAGCCTCTATGCGTGCGACCTCGCGAGCCGCGTGCAGTACCAGACGCAGACGATAGCTGCAGGTATCTACACCGTCAACGATTGGCGACGTGCTGAGAACATGCCACCCGTCGAGGGGGGCGACCTCCCATTGGTCAGCGCCAACTTGAAGGGACTGAACGAAATGGGGACAACCCCTAAACAACAACCAACTAACACACATTATTAATATGCTAATGTGTTAATAAGCTAATGGCTGCGCCACTCATTAACACATTAGCACATTCCCACATTAGCACATTTATACCTTATGAATAAGCAATTACAATTCCACTCCTCAGGCACCGTTCACGTGCGCAGCCGCCAAGGCAGCGAGGGCGAGGGCGAGAGCCGCACGATTGAGGGATACGCCATTCTGTTCAACACGCCCTCTGCCCCACTATGGGAGGACGAGGACGAAGTCGTGCGCGAACAGATTGCCCCCGAAGCCATAACGAAGGACCTACTCGACGGCTGCGACATCAAGATGACCATGAACCACGACTTTGCCACATTGCTCGCACGCAGCAAGCGCGGAGAGGGTACGCTACAGTACGACGTCGACGAGCGAGGCGTCCACTTCTCCTTCGATGCGCCCAACACCGACGATGGCGACCGCGCGCTCGAACTCGTAAGACGTGGCGACATCGACGGCTGCTCCTTCATGTTCTCTTGTTCGTACCGTACCCCCGACGTGACGAGCGAGACGACCAAAAACAAGGAGACGGGAAAGGCTGAAACGCTTTACACCATTCATGCTATTCGTGGCATCTACGACTTTACGCTCACGCCCATGCCCGCCTATCCCGACACGGAAGTAAACGCACGCGACCTGCGCGGATTGACTCCCGCCCCCTCAACAGACAACGCTGCCGCCCTCCGCGTCGAGGAACAAGTAAAGGCCATGCGCAGCGCGGCAAAGCAATCACTCTAAAGCATTAACCATTTAATAACAATTCATTCATTACGATTATGAACAACAAACTTACGGTACGTCAAATCGTTGACAAATACCAAAAGAACTGCGCTCGCATCTCGGCCATTGCCGACCTCTGCGAGACGGAAAAGCGCGAACGCACTCAGGCTGAGAGCGCAGAGTACGAAGCACTCGTGCGTGACAATGAACTGCTCCGTATGCGTATGCAAGCTGAAGCCGCTCAAGCGCAGCAGAACCCCAACCTTATTGCCGACGCCAATAAATTGGTGCGTGAGAACATGGAGGCTGGCCGACAGACACAAATCGTCTTCATGCGCGACCTCATGGTCGTGAGCGACGCCACTTCGGGCGGCATCATTCCGCTCAAGATACAAGACATCCTCGACCCATTGGTAGAGGGCTTAATCCTCGACAAGGTAGGTCTCCCCATGCCTACAGGCTTGGCGGGTGATTACGTATGGCCCACTTACGAGGCCGTTGAGGCACAAATCCAAGGCGAGGGCGTTGCGCTCACCGAAACGAAGGTGAAACTCTCGAAGCTTACCGCTTCACCTCAGCGCATTGGCGTAGCCATTCCTGTAACGCGTCAGACGATTATCCAGACGGAGGGCATCATCGAAACGATCGTGAAGAAAGTAATGCCTCAGTCAGTAGCCATGTTGCTGAACAAGATCTTGTTCTCTACCACCAAGGCTACCGCGGCTACTACTTTGGTAGGCCCATTCGTGGCGAAGGCTGCTAAACCGATCGCACTGAGCGCTACTCCTACCTTTGCCGACTTCAACAATATGAAGGCAAAGGTGTTGGCCTCTGGCGTTGACGGTAGCAACTTGTGCTGGGTTATGACACAAGCGCAAAAGGCCATTGCCGAAGCCACTCCTAAGGACGCTGGCTCTGGCATCATGGTATGTGAGAACGACCACATCGCGGGCCTCCCCGTCTTCTGCACTCACTACATTGGTGAAGGCTTTGTTGGTCTTGGCGACTGGCGCTACCAGCCTATGGGCATGTTTGGCGACATCTCGTTTATCATCGACCCCTATAGCCAAGCTCGCAAGGATGCCGTTGACTTCGTACTCAACGTCAACTACGGCACGACTACGCTTCGCCCCGAAGCCTTTGCACTGGGCAAATGCGCTGCAAGCGCGTAACCAATGTGCTAATGTGCTAATATGGAAATATGCTAATGTGGAAATATGCTAATGTGGGAATGTGCTAATATGCTAATACGCAGCACCGCACATTAACACATTAATGCTAATATGCTAATACGCAGCACCGCACATTAACACATTAGCACATTAACACATTAGCACATTAAAAAAACGAACCTAAAATCACTATTACCATGACCTATCTATACAAACCCCTCGCTCGCAAAAACTTTAAGACTGGCGAGAACATGTCCTACCCCGCGCCATTACCTGCGGCCGTTACCGACTTCGAACTCTTGGCCGCTGAAATCAGCGCGAAGTGTACCCTCACGCGTGCCGACGCTATGGGTGTGCTGAAAGAACTTGAGCGTCAAATCCTCCACGCGTTGCTCTCTGGTTACACCGTCCGACTTGGTTCATTGGGGGCGTTTCGCCTTACAGCGAAGTCAGTAGGCGTTGAGATCAAAGACGATGTAAGCTCTCAACTCGTCAAGAAAGCTCGCGTACGCTACGTGCCTTCGACGTGGATTAATAATAAGCTATTACTCCAGAACGTCGATTTTAAGAATGTCTATAAAGCCAATAAGAAGAAAACCGATAAAACGCAACAAGCATGATTAAATTAGTAACACGTAGTATCAAGAACTCACGCGACCAAAAGTGGCGCTACTTCCCCGCTATCAGCTATAGCGGTACTATCACGCGCGACAAACTTTGCGAGCGCATAAGCGAGTCCACCACCTTTACCCATGCCGACGTACTCACGGCCCTTTGTGCCTTTGAGGAGGCCATTGCCGAAAAGCTACAAAGTGGCGGTATGGTAAAGCTCGGCTCACTTGGCACATTCCGCACTACATTGCGCTCAAAAGGGGGCGAGATAAGCAAAGACGACGTAAGCGCGAAGCACATTCGCTCGCTCCACGTCGCTTTCCTCCCCTCAAGCACGCTCAACAAGCAACTGCAGGAGCAAGCACAGTACGCAATGTCGTAAAAAACGCGCTCTGCGATGCGCTCTCTACCTCTCGGTGATGGGTTTCTGACTTCTCGGTGAGGGGTTTTCAACTTCTCGGTGAGGGGTAACGGAGCGCACAGAGAGCCACGTTTGTAATGATAAGTCATGGAAATAGTAATCTTTAGAGACTAAGCACACATTCATATTATGTCAGAAGTAGCCCTATCCCTATTTAAAAAACACGTTCGCGCAGATGATTTTAGCGACGACGACGACTACCTACAGCAATGCCTTGATGCCGCTGAGGCTTCAGTGGTGCGCGCTACAAACCGCACACTCGATGAGCTAAAGCTAATGGGCGGTGGGTCACTGCCCGCCCCCTTGGTGCAAGCTATTCTGTTGGTAGGAGGCTCGGCTTACGACCACCGCGAAAACGATGCTCCGCAGCAGTACAGTGAAATCCCGTGGGGCGCTTCATCTATCATCAAACAATACAGAAGACTATGCGTGCGGGAGGAATGAGATATCACTTACAACTCTTTCGCCCCGTTCAGACTACGAACGAATATGGCGAAGAGCAAACCACTTACACCCCGACCCGAACGATTTGGGCCGAGCGCGTCAAGTGGGCGGGCAATCGGAGTGAAGAGGTGGGCGAACACTTTGCCTCTTACACCGTGACCTTCCGCATACGCGATGTACACCCCATTGGTGAGGGGTGGCGCGTGCAGCTCATGGGCGAACACCTCTACACCGTTATGGCCATTGAGCCTAACCGCAGTAAGGGAATGCTTTCGCTCCTCTGTCAGCGCGTCAACGTGTGATGCTTAAAGACAATACTCCGCTTATGAAAACAGTATTAAGCGCAGGCACTGCCGTCTACGAGGTGCTGAGCGAAAGATTGAAGAAGAAAGTAACGAAAGTATTTCCCGTCGTGACAGATGAGGCCGTGCTTCCTTACGTCTGCTATCATCGCGAGGCCCTCGAAACGGCCGTTGCCAAAAACTCCAAAAGTGCCGATACGGCCACAATCGTAGTGGATTGTTATGCCGCTACTTACAATGGCTCTGTGGCTTTGGCTGAGGCCGTACGCGAAGCGCTTGACAACGTGAGCATTACCACCTCGGCAGGATTGACCGTCCGCTCGTCTTACTTAGTCGATGCCGCTGAGTCGTGGACGGACGATGCTTACTTGCAGTCGCTCTCCTTTAAACTCCGTTGCTAATGGATAACGACAACGAGAAAGCACTGCAGACCTTCCAGCGCGAATTGGCAAAGCTTTACGCCAGCCTCTCGCCTAAGGAGCAGCGCAAGGCCATTGCCGCCTCGATGAGGCGCGAGGCCAATCGCTTGAAAAAGGCCGCACAGACGAGGGTACGCACTTCGGGTCTCTCGGCCAAAACGGGGGTGGACAAGGGCGTCTACGCTCGCGTCTACCCCAAGCGCTACGGCACGGGCTTTATGGTGAGCGTTAAGCCCCACGGAGCGAAGAAGGGCATACATACCAACCGCCAGGGCAAGCAGAAGCCTGTACTCCTATTTGCCGAGGAAGGTACGAAACAGCGCAACGTGGGCCGTCGCAAGGGCAACGCGCAATATCGCCAAGGCCGCTTCGCTCAGAAGAAGTGGCGCGACTATAGCCGCTCAGGCCATAGCACAGGGCGTATGTCTCCGTATAAGTTCCTCGCCATGACCGAGCAGACCGAAGCAGCTGGCATTGAGCAGCGCCTCTGGACTGACTTCGAGCGCAACGTCGATAAGGCGGCAAGGAAGTAAGTTTAATCAATGTGCAAATGTGCGAATGTGCGAATGTGCAAATTGTCGCCTTTGCACGCTGAGTAATTAAGACATTATTCAATCATTTGCACATTTGCACATTCGCACATTTGCACATTGATTAAGCTCATTAAACTCATAAACTCATTAAACTCATAACACATTATGGCAAACACTGGTTATATCAATGGTAGTGACCTCTTGCTCTCAATAGACGGCAAGGCCGTAGGTCACTGTTCAAGCCACAAAGTAACGTACAACTCTGAGACAAAGGAGAGAGCCGTGAAGCCTGTAGCAACGCAAGGCGCGGGTGCAGGACTTTGGAAGGACAAGAGCGTTACAGGACTTTCTATCACAATTAGTGCCGACGGCCTCCGCTTCTACGATGAGAAAGAGAGCGGCTTCACCGAAATTTCTGCCTCTTGGGGCGTAGGTAAGGCCGTTGACGTGAAATGCTTCCCACGTGGCGACGGCAAGGCAGGTACGCAAGTTCCTTACCTTGAAGGAAAGTTTGTGATCACCTCTATCGAAGAGGACGCTCCAGCGCAGGACGACGCCACGTATAGCGTTAACCTCGAGAACGCGGGCATGCCTACTAAGTTCCCTGGTATGGAAACCGCTGCTGCAGCGCAAGCTGCAAGCAAGTAAGCACTCTTAATATGCTAATATGCTAATGTGGTAATGTGCTAATGAGTGGCGCAGCCATTAGCATATTAGCACATTACCACATTAGCACATTAACCCTATGCAACTAAAACGTCTCGTAATCCACTGCACCGCCACTCCTGAGGGCCGTGAGGTGACAGCGGCCGACATACGCCACTGGCACTGCGACCCCGTGAGCAAAGGAGGTCATGGTTGGAAGCAGGTAGGATATACCGACCTCGTCCACCTCGACGGCCGCATAGAGAGGCTCGTCAAGAATAATGAAGACTTGATCGTCGACCCTTGGGAGGTGACCAACGGAGCAAGCGGCTACAACTCCACCTCGCGCCACATCGTCTACGCGGGCGGCTGCGATAGGCAGATGAGGCCGAAGGACACACGCACCGCTGCACAACGCACCGCCCTTGAGGCCTACGTCAAGGACTTCCACCGCCGCTTCCCTACGGTTAGCATCGTTGGCCACAATCAGTTGAACCCCAGTAAGGCTTGCCCTTCGTTCGACGTAAAGAAGTGGCTCAACGAGATTGGAGTAAACTTATAAGAAAGGAAGAATGGCGGACACTATCTTACAAATTATCCAATGGGCAATACCTTCGGGGGGCATTGGTGCCGCCATAGCATGGTTTGCCAACCGCAGTGCGCGCAAGGCCGATACGGCCAAGAGCGTACACGATACGTATAAGCTCATGTATGAAGACGTGAGCCGCGAACTATTAGAAACGCAAAAGAAAGTAGATGGAAGTACAAAGAAAATGGACGCACTGGGCGAAGAGAATAAGCGCATACGTTATGCGCTCAACCGCCTTACACGTGCCATTCAAGCTATTCAGCGTTGCCCTCATAGCAGCAACTGTCCTGTTAGTGACGAGTTGTCGCTCGACGACGAAGGCAACGCGCCAAGTCGCGCAAAGTCAAGACGTACTGACTACAGACAGCGTGACTCAGCACGAGCGGACGACAACCGCTCTTTGGACGCAACCGATAAGGGCTGACACTACACGCCTTGAGCTGAGGCTCGACTCCACCCTCCTCTCCTTACCAGAGGGGGCGAGCTTTACGGCCGCGAGTGGACGCGCCCACTTGAAGGCGAGCCTAAAGCGCGATGAGAAGGGACGGCCCGCTTCTATCATCATCGAGGGCGGCTGCGATAGCCTGCAGCGGCTCTGCATATACTATCAGGCTGAGGCCGAACGACTCCAGACGGCCAACACGCAACTACAATCCACCGTCAAGACGCTTAGCACCGACCTACACACGCGCGGCCGCACGTGGGGCGTGTGGGCAGCACTGGCCCTTCTGGCCGTGGCTCTCATCTTGATTATAGCCAACCGACAAATAAAGGAATAACAATAGAATACACTCACCACTATGACACCACAAAAGAAAGGCAGCACAATAGCCACCGCACGACGCGAAATGAAAATTATGGGTTTCCCCTGTCGCCAGACAATGGGAGCATTCTTGCGCTTTAAGCGCGAAACAGGACGTGAGGCTACGGAGATGACGAACGACCTCACCGACTTGCTTACGTTCCTCTACTGCTGCACGGCATCAGCGTCAGCGGCTGACGGCATTGAGTTTAACTTCACGCTGGAGGAGTTTGCCGACCTCATCAGTCCCGACGAGCTAAACCAATGGACGGCCGCGATGCAAGCTGAGGCGGCTGAGGCTGAGGCCACGACCGAAGGCGAAAAAAAAAGCCCTTCTGCATCACCGAGCAATTAGGTTTTGCACTGGGGGCGGTGGGGCTTACGCTGCACGACTGGCAAGGGCTTACGCCTGAGGAGTGGACGGCCGTGGCCGATAGCTACGCTACAAGCCACGAAATGGTCATGCACGACGGGTGGGAACGTATGCGTATGCTCGCCACCATTACCATTCAACCACACGTAAAGAACCGCCTAACCCCCGACACGCTATTGCCCTTGCCTTGGGATAATGACCAAGCCCATAACACGCAAGCCGCCCACGTGCCACCAGTCGGTAAAGACGAGGCGCGTGAGCGGCTTGTTAGCTTGATGAAGAGAATGAAGGATCAATAATAAGAGGGAAACCGTGGGTAATAGCATGGCCCAAAATCGAACTCATCAGTAAAGGCAGTTAGTATCACACAACTTATGAAGGCTACTACTATCAGTGCGAAAAATGGATATAACACCCAAGGAGAGACACAACCAAAGCCCCAAATAACGGTCCCTAATATAATAATTATGAATACTGACCAATACCAGCCAAAGTAGCTAAATGCTATCATTCGCTCTTTGAACTTGCTCAGTAGCTTTTGCTGCATCACCTTTTGCTGCATCACCTTGTAAGTGTGGTGATAAACATATACCGCACGCACCTTGCCGAAGTGAAATGCCATAGCTATAACGAGCAGCGAGGCCACTATGTACCCTGCGGCCCCATGCAAGCGTCCTAATAGCTGCAACTTGAAAAAGAAGTACATAAAATCTATAAAGAACACCAACGAGGCATAACCACAAAATTTGCCCACTATGCGTGCTCTCTGTCTCTTGGCTTGTATCTCTTTTAAGGGTACACGCTCTTTTGGCTTCTGTTCGCTTCCCATATCGCAAAAGGTATTAGTTTCTGCAAAGGTGTGGCTTTATAAATTACCGACCAAATAAAACTCTCAAAATATATGGCTTCAAAAGAAATAAAATTCAACCTAAGGCTCGCAATTGACGGGAAAGAGCAACTGGTGAGCGCGGTGACAAGGGCAAAAGAACTCAAAGCCTCTTTCAATGGCGTACAGAAAGAAGTCGATAACTTTAGCGACACCTTCACCAATAAATTCAGCACATGCTTTGCCAACGTCAACCAAATAATAGGCGCGGTAAATAGCGTTGGCGCAGCGCTTCAAAGCCTCACGGGCGATAGCAGCTCCTTTGCCAAATCGATGGCCGTAACCAACACTATGGCGGGCAAAGGAGGCAAGGACTTTGCAGCATTGAAAGATAGCGTGACGGAGCTATCGAAAGAGATACCACTCACGCGTGATGAGTTGGCCAACGGCCTTTACCAAGTTATCAGCAATGGTGTGCCAGAAGATAATTGGCTAGACTATCTACGTGCATCAGCCAAAGCAAGTGTGGGCGGTGTGGCCGACTTGGGGGAAGCCGTTAAGGTGACTTCTACGTTGATAAAGAACTACGGCCTGTCGTGGCAAGACGCTACCGCCATACAAGACAAGATACAGCTGACGGCCAAGAATGGTGTGACGTCGTTTGAACAAATGGCGCAGGCCTTGCCCCGTGTGTCGGGTAATGCGGCCACGTTGGGCGTGAGCGTTGATGACCTTATGGCCACCTTTGCCACGCTTACAGGCGTAACAGGCAACACGGCCGAGGTCAGCACGCAGTTGGCTGCAGTATTCACGGCCTTGGTTAAGCCCTCTTCTGAGGCTACGAAAATGGCACAACAAATGGGCATTGAGTTTAATGCAGCAGCCATTAAGAGTGCGGGCGGTTTTCGTCAGTTCCTCACACAACTCGATGCGAGCGTGAAGGGCTATGCGCAAAGTTCAGGCATGCTCTCGCAAGAAGTCTATGCAAAGCTATTCGGATCAGCTGAAAGTTTACGCGCATTAGGGCCACTTACCACTCAGTTAAAGGACAAGTTTGCCGAAAACGCTGAGGCTATGAAGGGCAGTGCAGGGACAATTGACGATGCGTTTAAAACAATGGACAGCACAAGCGGCTCAACTATTCAAAAGATGAAGAACAGTTTGGGCGAATTAACTGACCATGTAGCAGCAGCCGTTAAACCTTTCATGGTTGTGCTTAATGGTGTAGCTACATTGGGACTTGCCTTGAACGCGGTGCAAGCCATTTCAATATCACTCGGTAAGTTAAAGCTTATAGCCTTTGCTGCAGCCGTAAGGATTAAATCGCTTGCCGTAGCTCAAGCTACCTGGAAAGTTGTAACTATTGCCTGTGCCACCACTACACGTGTGCTTAGTGGTGCTTTAGTAGCCTTGGGCGTGAGTGCCAACGTGGCAAAAGGAGCTATTCGTGGATTGTTGGCTTCGACAGGTGTCGGCATTGCCATTGCGGCTTTGGGCTTTGTGGTTGAGAAAGTGATAGGCTATTTTGACAAGTCGACCGAAGCCATTGAAGACAATACTGATGCGCTAAAGGAGAACCGACGTGCCACCACTCAGGCGGAGCGAAACCGCGAGGCGCTGAGCAGCATTCAGAAGACAGCGGCCGATAAGTATGCTGACGAGAAAGCGCGCATCGCGGCACTTACGCAGATCATTCACAACAGCAATGCGGAATACGCGGAGCGCATGAGTGCGATTAAGCGATTGCAAAGTATCATTCCTTCCTATCACGCACAAATCAGTAAGGACGGCTCGATATACGAGAAGAATGCGGAAGCGATTGATAAGTATATTAAGAAGCTGGACGAATTGGCTTGGGCTGAGGCTGCGGCCGACATAGTGAAGGACTTAAACAAGCAAATCATCACGTTTCAACTAAAGGCAGATGAGGACCAAGGCCGCATCGACGGATATCAGAACAATATCAACGAGCGCAACAAACAACGACATGGAGGAGCTATCGACATCACACGCCCCGACACGTATAAGGTGGACGGAACACCGCTCACGGCAAAACAGATAGCTGAGAACAGACAAATAGATAACGCCAACGCACGCACCAAGGGATTTCAGAACAACGTGCAAAAGGACCGTGACTACAACCTTGGACGCGCCAACGACGCGATGAAACAAAAGGATGCCGTGTTCGCTATGGCGGGCAGACGTGGCTACACTTCTGCGCTTCATAATGCGCTAACGGGTAATGCCGAAACGATCGAAAGGCCAGCCTACACGCCACCCTCGCACGCCACCACGACCACAAACAAACCAACTCATACCCCTACTCACACCCCCATCAAAACCGACACCGCTCCCACCTACGACGAGAAGAGCATTGAATGGTACGACAAGGAGATTAGCAAGCAGAAGGAACTGGCGCAAAGCACTAACAACCTCGACGCAGCGAAGAAGGCGATGGCTGAGGCTACACGACTGGAGGGAGAGCGCAAAGAGTTGGCCGTAAAGGTGGGAATTGAGAAGCCTGACGCGCCTGAGGTGAAAACTGCGCTGGAGGCTCTGCAGGACCAACTACGCGCGGCTCAAACGGACTTCGACAATGCCGTGACCGTGGAGGCTAAAGTGGCAGCCATGACGAAGGTGGACGCGCTACAGGCACAAATCAATGAGGCTACGAACGGCCGACTAACGATTGAAGCGGAGGTGGAACCGCAGTACACGCAGACTGGCTCAGTAAGCGATAAGCGCAAGTCGTATGCCAACGCGCAGACGAAGGCCTCACGCGTCAAGAACGACTACGACATTGGCCTCATCAGTAAGGAGGAGGCACAGAAGCAGGTGGACGACATCAACAAAGTACTCGCTTCGCTGAAATTGAAACCTATCACAGTGGACTTTGACACGACAAGCGTTGAAAAGGGTACGGGCAAGATGCGCGAGGGCGCACAGAGCATTCAGCAGTTGGGCAGCAGCATCGCGCAATTAGGCTCACAGGTGCAAGAACCTGTACTCAACATTGCGGGTACGATCGCACAAGCCATTGCTACGATGGTGTTGGGCTACGCTGAGGCTTCGAAAGATGCAAGTAAGCTTACGCCCTTCGGGTGGATAGCCTTTGCCGCTACAGGACTTGCTACGTTGCTGACGATGATAGCCTCTATCAAGTCGGCCACGAGCGGCAGCTACGCGCATGGTGGTATCATACCAGGGGGCAGCTATTCGGGCGACCGATTGACAGCTAATGTCAACTCGGGCGAGATGATTATCAACCGTCGTCAGCAGTTGCAGCTCTGGCGCATGGTGCAAGCGCCTTTGGCCTCAGCTCCGCAGTACGCAACGCCTTCGAGCATGGTGCCGAGCCTCAACCTCGCGGCCTTACGCAATAGCTTTGGCGCGCAGCGCGTCGACGTGAATGTGAGTGGACGCATCAGCGGACGCGACTTGCAACTCATTACCGATAAACGAAACAAAATTACTTCAAGAGCATAGGGGGAATGTGCTAATATGCTAATGTGTTAATATGCTAATGGCTGCGCCACTCATTAGCACATTCCCACATTAGCACATTCCCACATTAACACATTCCCACATTAGCACATTCCCACATTAGCACATTAGCACATTAACACATTAGCATCATGCTTTACAAAAGATACGCTGGCAGTTTTGTTAACTGCAAGGGCCAAACGTGGCGGGTAGAAATATGGCAAGCGGCCAATGCGCCTTTCACTTCCGTTGGTAGCCTCACGTTTGATGCCGACACACCACTTGAATTAGAATGGGAGGAGCGCGAAAAGTACGAAACCACTTGTGGCGCAACGCTCACGATCAACATCGTAAGTCCTGCTGACCGCACGTTTACGGACCTCTTCCAAATCAGTCCAGGCAATGTTATGGCACACGTCTATCTTGACGATGCGCTCTTTTGGGTGGGTGGCCTCGACTGCGAAACGTACGAAGAGCCTTACCAGGCAGAGAAGGACTACACCGTCACACTCACCTTTACTGACTTCGGCCACATGCAGCGCCTAAAGTATGGCGAAACGGGGGGAATTAAGTCGGTGCGCCACTACATTGACTATTGCCTTGAACAGGTAGGCCTCAGCGCAGTGCCAGTAGAGGTGCTTACGTCGTTAGAGGTGAACACCGATGATTACCGTTGGAGCGGTAGTTACCTTACAGACGTCTACGTTGATGCTGCCAACTTCTACGATGAGGACGGTGAAGCCTCAACGCTTGACGAAGTGTTGAACGGTGTGCTGCAACCGATTGCCTTGCGTATCGTGCAGCGTGCGGGAAAGATCATGGTGTACGACCTAAATGCGCTGCGCAATGACCCGCCTAAGGTGGAGCAAATCACATGGGACGCTACGGAGCAAACGCTATCGGTAGATAAGTTGGCGCAAGCGGCCGTCGTGAAGTTTTCACCCTACACAGAAGGGACGCTGCTATCCGACAACAGTGTAACCATAGAGCAGGACAAGCTGACAGAGGTGGACAGTATGTATAACAAGGTGGACGGAAAGGTCAAAGTGTATGAGATAAGCAAGTTCTTCCATTCTGCCTCTGATAGTGCCGCCACTGGCCTTGCGCAAAAGAACGCAGATGCGCATTACTTCAAAATGGTAAAGACAGGCAAAGGGGGTGAAGCGTGTGAGGGCCTTGCGTGGTTGGCCTTAACGGATTGTCACCCGCGCAATAACCTTACGCTCAATGGAGAACAATCGCCCCTATCGGGAGAAAAAGGCTACCGTTATCAAGAGGCGAGTGGGGGCGTTATAACGCGCGCCTTCAACGACCTATCGGGAACGTCGAACGAGGTATTGATGCGTTTCCCCCGTGTCTACTGCCCTGCTGCCCAAAAGCAAATATCTGACGCGGTGCTGACCTCTTACATTCACCTTACCATGGAGATGATGATAGACCCTCGCCTCAACCCCTTTGCCGATGCAGAGGACTATACGAACGAAAAGGACAACTTTAATTGGTGTAAGGTGCGTGAGGCTTACTGCTACGTTCCTTTCTCGCTCGTCTTGTTTGACGGCAATGGCAAGGCCATTTTGCAATACCGTGCTAGTGAGGCTGGCTCTATAGCCACTGCTTGTTGGTTCCCGGTTGAATACGACGATACGAATTACTTCACGCATGCTCCCTCCTACCTTCTGTACTATGCCAATTCAAAGAGTGATAGCATAAAGGAGGAGAGCGGCATTCAAGGGTGGTCAAAGAACCGCACGCACTTCTTCAACTCGGCATATCCTATTTCAGCCGACCAATACCCCACGGAGGGCGAAATAATACCCTTACCTTATGAAGCAGGTTACTTAGAGTTGACCATTTATACAGGGTGCATCATCTTCGACGATACTGACGGAAAGGGGAAGGAATACCCCATTACCAATCCTCAGACGTGCCAACTCGACAAGTCGTTGCCCGATCCTAACGGACTGCGCGACGTGTGTATTAGCACGCAGACCTCTAATCGTGGTAAACGAATGAATTGGGCGCAAAGGTGGTGGCTTTACAAGTTTCCAAAGTTGGAGGTCGTACAAGGCCTCATCACCGAAGCGGTGGAAAAGACTGATGCTGAATACAGCGCATGGATAAACGCGAGCGCAAAGGATGAGATAAAGATTGACACCATTTGCGGCACTTCTTATGGAAGCCACATTGGGGTAACAGCACGAGGGGCGTACAAAGCTAAGTCGTCACTGGGCGTCAACTCTATATTTGGAATTCCTCAACGATGTTTCCTGCGTCGCACCAACACGTCTGCGCCTTGGCTGATTGAGTACGACTTGTTAGGACTCCTCTTTAGCCAGTATGGACACCGCGTACCTACGCTTGAGGGTGAAGCCATTACTCCGCTCTCACCGCTACAGCTCTTCACCGACCGCGCGATGCCGAGTGAGGACCTCTTTATGATGAAAAGTGAGGTGCTCAGCGCCTACGACGGTACGAGTAATATTAAATTTGTAAGGCTCGAACCCGAGGAATGGAACAAAAAAATCATTAAATAACAACAACTAAGGCTATGGACTATAAAGTTACAACACGATACGTTACAGCCACGCCACGCAGAGCGCGCAAAGGCAATAACGCTGAGGCCTCAGCCACAAGCAGCGGTGGCGGTGGGGCTTCCATAAGCAGCGGCAGTGCTGCTACGGCCGATGCTCACACGCACCCCAATCTCGACACGCTGAATCAGCTGGACACGACTCCTGCCGACGGCTACCTCTATCTGGATAGTACCGACACCGACACGGGCGAAACCGTCCGTACCAAGGTGAAGGCAGGATTTGCCGATGAGGCTACCTCAGCCGACCACGCCACCACGGCCGACGACGCCACGAATGCTGACAATGCCGACCACGCCACCGAAGCCGATCATGCAGCCGAAGCCGCTCATGCAGCCACGGCCGACGACCTTACGCGATGGGACACAGCTGACCAGCGTTACCTAAGCCGCCAACACGACGACACGGCCGAGGGGAGCGTCACCTTCCGCAAGGCTACCAACTTCGAAGCCTCAGCACAAAGTCCCGACTTCGTGAGCAATGGCTTCGCGGGCAGTGGGTGGGCTGCACAAACGGCCGAGGACGGTCAGACTTACGTGGAGGCAGACAACCTCCGCATTCGCGGAAGGCTCACGGCCTTTGAACTCGTCATCGAAAAGATACGTGCCATTTGTGGCGCACTGGGCATCAGCCAAGCATGCGGCCGCGTGAAGAGCGTAGATGGGGACGCTACAAACTATTACTTAGTATTAGAGGGAGACGACACGCACGGCTACGGAGGTTTTCAAGCGAACGACTTCATACGTTGCCAACGTTGGACAACGAACGGCGCTCGCGGCTATTGGGTAAGGGTTAGCTTCATAGGCAGCACAGCTGGCGGCCACGACAATGTGTTGGCCATTAATAGGTCGGAGTTCGACGCCGCCATTGTCGAACCTCATGCGGGCGAGGTCAACGCGTACGACCACGTGCAAGAAGTTTCCGCTCACGTAGTCCAACTCGTCACAGATGACCTTGCCTCCCTCATCACTGCCGACGACGGCACGTCAGAACTCTTTGCCAACGATAGTGACCCCACCATTGCGGGGCTAATGGTGCTCCCCGAAGTAGGCGACGAGTTAGTACAATACGGCAACGCTACCGACCCAACACGCCAAAGCGCCATTTACATTCACGCCAACGGCACGGGCCAACCTGCTATCGACTTACTCACTGGTATCACTTCCAAGAGCTTTGTCGGTTGTCTCGCTTGTCGCCTTGGTGGCTACCTACCCACAGGTGGCTTTGGCCTTTACGCGAAGAATGGGCAAATCATCTCTCTCTCACCCGACGGACGTACCACTCACTACAGCCTCAACCCTGACGGTTCGTTTTCGCTCGGACAAGGGGCTATCGAATACAACGGCAAAGGAACAGTGACAATAGGAAACAATGTAACGATCAAATGGGGGCCACAGAGCCAAACGACCTACAAATGGGCCGTTAGTGATAATGGCACGAGCGCGCCTAATCATGATTGGAGCAGCACGTTCCCTACTGACGTAGCGCAAGGTAAGTACATCTGGAAACGCACATTTTATCCCGACGGCACTGAGACGACAGAGCTGATTGGCTTCGTTGGTAAGGACGGTGTTAATGGACCGCAAGGCCCTTCTGGACCGCAAGGTCCTTCTGGACCACAAGGCCCTCGCGGCCCACAAGGC